GAGTTTGACGCAGGATTTTTGTTTTATGAGACAATCGATGGCTTGAACTTCAAATGCTTTAATAATCTTTTTAAACAAGCACCCTCATACGTTTTCTTTAACAGTGATACTATTGGTGCTGATCCAAAAACTGACGAGTTCACGCAAGGCACTTTCATTACAGAAAAAGTTGTTTTTAGAGACTCATCAAACAGAGTAAAACAATACGAAAATGGTGCGTTTTCAAGCAGAACATACTTTCATGATTTGACAACAAAACAATGGGGTGCAAGAAACTTTAGTTACATTAATGAAAACTTGGTAAATGAAAAGTCAGGGAGTCCTAATACTTTGAACACAAATTTGAATGCACCTTTGGCAAGGGCAATCGCAACAGCACAAAATATTGACAACACAATGTTCCCAGTGGTTTCTCAAAATCAAGTAGAAAACTATTCACCTCAAAAAATATTTTTTGCACCACGACATACAAATGTGCAGGGTGAAGATTTTGGAACAAATGAGAATAACTACGAAACACTTCCAAGAGTGAAATCTAATATGTCACTTTATAATGATACCGAGGTTGAGATTACCGTCTCGGGCAACTCACTTCTTCGTGCAGGACAAGTTGTAACTTTTATGGTGGCAAGAAACGAACCAGTTGATAAAATTAAAAGTAGTGCCAGTGAATTCAATGAAGAAAAAAGTGGCAAGTATGTGATTAGTAGTGTTCACCACAGATTCTTTTTACAAGACGGAAGTTACAAAACTTATCTAAATCTTGTAAGAAACTTTAGAGGCTCTATCGTGCCAAGTCAACAAAACCCTGTGAATTCGGAGGAAGCAACATGATGACACAAATGTATCAAGGAGTGGTTGAGGATCGCAATGATCCACTAAGTTTGGGCAGAGTTCGCATTCGATTTGTTGGTCTTCACAGTGAGGACAAACTTAAAATTAAAACCGAGGATTTGCCTTGGGCTTATCCTGTTCAACCGATTACGTCTGCCGCCATGAATGGCATCGGCACTTCACCATTGGGTCCAGTGGAGGGGACTTGGGTTGTTGGTTTCTTTAGAGATCAAAATATGCAACAACCTGTTTACTTTGGAACCCTTGGCGGTGTGCCACAAGAAGTTTCCGATCCCCAACAGGGATTCAATGATCCTAATGGTAGGTATCCCCTTGAACCATACGTTGGAGAGCCAGACACGAACCGACTCGCTCGCGGACAAGAAGAAGGCACGATTGTTGAAATTAAAAAAGAAAATGTTGATCGGCTTACGACAACAGTTGGTGGAGGACAGACAGAAGAAATCGAAGAGCCTACACCACCTTTCGCCGCACAGTATCCCTTCAACCATGTGAAAGAAACTGAGTCGGGACACATTCAAGAATTTGATGATACGCCCGATGCTGAAAGAATCCAGACATATCACAGGTCAGGGACATTCGAGGAGATTCATCCTGATGGAACGCGAGTGGTCAAGGTCGTGTCAAAAAATTACACGGTGATCATGGGAGAAAATGATATTCACATCGCACAGGACTCAAACGGTCAAGTTGAGGGATCTGTAAATCTTCTGGTGAACGGGGACGTAAACTTAAAAGTTGACGGAGATATGGAAACGAATGTCGGTGGTGATTACAAACTAGAGGTCGGGGGATCAGTCACGATCAAGGGTGGTCCCAGAATCAAGATGAACGCGAGTTCGATCAATTTGAACTGAGGTAAAGATGAGTAACGGTGCAAGAGACATTACTGACATTCCCGCTTACTACGACTATCTCGTTGGTCTTGGTTTTTCTTTTCATATTTTTAAAGAAGAGCCAGAGTATGACACATTTACTTCATATTCACCTAGAGGTTTTATTCTTCCTACTGGTGGGTCATACAGCACGGCAAGACAACACTTTATTGAAATGATCACCGAGGGTGGTCACGGAATCAATCGACCCATGAATGATGCTGAGATTCTCGCACAGCACAGTGATTTGACGCAAGACGAAATCACAAGTATGCGTGCTGCGTATCAAAGAAATATCACTCGAAGACCATTTAAACTTCCAATTGAAATTACAGGTTTGAACTTTCCTGAACGGGAACTTGAAACTATTCAAAGATACTTGGGTGAGTTTTACGAAGAGGTTTCTTCAAGAAAACCTTATAGAGAAAGCGGTGCAAGAAAAAATATTTTTGTTCCGAAACAATATTCACAAAATACAACCGGATCGGCGGTCGGACGAATTGGAACCATACCCGGAGCGAATCCAAAGCCGGGATCATTTTGGTATGACAACAGAGAAGGAAAACTGTTTGCCTACCTCAATGACGGAAGTGGAAGCACTTTGAATTTTTGGGTGGAGGTGGGCTAATGCCGGGTGTCGCAAGAGACTCTGATGCGTGTGGTGGTTCAATCATCGGATCAGGATATACAGTTTTTGTAAACGGAAAACCTGCCGCGTTAGTTGGTGACCCGATCACTCCTCATGGTGACTCACCTCACACCACATCACGATTGGTCAGTGGGTCAGGTAACGTATATTTTCAAGGAAAGTCCGTGGCAAGAAGTGGAGATGTCGCAAGTTGTGGTCACAGTATTTCTTCATCTTCAACAAACGTAAATGCAAACTAAGGAGTAAACATGCCACTTATTGATTTAGATTTGTTCAACCCGAGCGGTTGTGAAACACCACCTTTACCATTTTCCCCAGAGCAGATTGAGGTTCTGAAAAGTGTCGTGGATGGAACGGCTTTTGAAAATCCTGTTGCGGGTGTTGTGAATCAGGTGAATAGTGCCGCCGTGGCTGCTGTTAGTAAAGTTGATTCATTGCGGGGAAATGTCAATGATATATTTGGTAAACTACCAGATATCAGTGACGCACTTGAAGATCTATCCGCCCATATTAGTGATTTTTCACAACATGCCGACAGGCTTTCTGGTGTGACTGATGTTGGTAATTTGGGTGACCTTCCCGGTCTTGCAGGTCTTAACTCTTTGGCTTCAAATATTAATAATGTAAAAAACTCAATTGAACAAGATACGTTTGGTGAAGATGTGGTAGATCATTACTCTGCGATGTTTTCAAGCATTCTTGGTCCCGGCTCAACTCTGTTTGAGGGTGCGAACGCACTGATTGAGGGCGACTTAGAGGCGTTCCTTGGTCAAGTAGAAGCCAGTGGTAATGTCAATTTTTCCAAAGCAAATAGCATACTTAACTCTATAAATCAAATCGGAGAGGACATTCAAAATATCATTGAATCTGATAATGATTATGCTCTGGCGGCGATTGATTATTTGGCAAAAGTTTCCCTCGGAACGTCCGTGCTTTCGATGGTCGAAGATCCTTGCTTCGGACAAAAACTTTTACAGCAAGTTGTCAAACCAGATATTAAAGGTTTGTTGAATATTTAAGATACATACTTTCATGGCAAGATACGTCGATATAGATTTGGACTTTACGAGAAACCCGTTGACAAATGATGTTTCTTTGTTGTTTAACAAGGAAGCGGTCAAACGGGCAGTCCGTAATATTGTTCTGACTAATATGGGCGAAAAACCTTATAAAAGTGAATTCGGTGGCAACATCAAAGCACAACTTTTTGAGCAGTTCAATCCCATCACAGTTTTGACTCTCAAGACAAGAATTCAAAAGGCGTTGGAAACGTTTGAGAGAAGAGTCGATCTTCTCAAAGTTGAAGTGACTCCAAACTTTGATCGAAATGAATTGACTGTGAGCATTGTAGTCAAGGTTCTTAATATTCCTGAGCCTGTAACTGTTGATATCACCCTAGAAAGGATCAGATAATGGCTAGCACAAAAAGCCTCTCAGTCAACTCACTTGATTTTACACAAATCAAAACAAACATCAAAACTTTTTTGAAAGACCAATCAACTTTCAAAGATTACGATTTTGATGGATCTGGTCTTTCCGTTCTGATTGACACACTATCGTATGTCACATATTACCAAGGTATCTACAACCACTTTGCCGCAAACGAACTTTTCATCGATACAGCCGTAAAGAGATCCTCTGTTGTTTCACACGCAAAATCACTCGGGTACAATCCAAGGTCAATTTCTGCCGCGACCGCTACTGTTGACATCACAGTAGGTGGCTCTGGCACTTACTTGAGGCGAGGTGATATCTTTAACTCTAGAGAAAATGATATTTCATATAAGTTTTCTCCAGTAAAGGATTACACATCAACAGATGGAAAGATCACGAACGTTGATATTAAACAAGGCACATACAAATCTAAATCTTTCGTGGTTCCAAACTCGCTCGCCAACCAAAGATTTATTTTAGATGATAACAATATTGACACGACCACCATCGAAGTGACTGTGCAAAGAAATATTGGTGATACCGTAGGCATCACTGATGTTTGGAACAATGCATCGAGTATTGTTGAAATTATTTCCACCACCAAAGCATATTTTGTCGAGGAAGATTTTGACGGAAGATATGCTGTTGGCGATGGTATCATTGGAGAAAAACTTCAAGCAGGAAACTTTGTCACTGTCACATACCTTGTCACACAGGGTGCAATCGCAAATGGAATCGGCTCAACAGATTCAGAATCGGCAAGAACCTTTTCCTTTGGCACTGGCAACACAGTTGAGGTTGTGGATGCTGCGGCAGGTGGATCACCAAGAGAGTCTCTTGAAAGTATTCGATACAATGCACCAAAATCATTTGTCACGCAAAACAGAGCCGTGACTCAAGACGATTATGAATCCCTTGTCAGGTCAAACTTCTCTGGGTTTGATGCAGTTTACGCTTACGGTGGTGAGGAGGCAAATCCTCCACAATATGGAAGAGTGTTTGTTGCGATCAAACCAACATCAGGTACAAAACTAACGACCACACTCAAAAATTCTATGGAGACTTTTTTGAAGAAAAGATCAAGCCTCTCCTCCACGCCAGTCGTTATTGAATCAACACCTTTGTTTGTTTTGAGTAACACAAATGTTTTTTACAATCCTGCTGAAACTTCGCTCAGTGATTCTTTGTTGAAAACTGGTATTGAAGCGACAATCACAAATTACATTACGCTTCGAACAAATGCATTTAACACTACAGTTTCATCTTCTTTGATCGAAAATGATGTAATCTCAAATTACGATAGTTTGTCTAGCGTCATCAACACCCTCTCTCTTGAGAGAAGATTTGATGCAGTGCCGATCAAGTCGGGCTACGATATTATTTTTAGAAACCCTATTCTTTATCCTCATGCCGGACATATTAGTGCATTGTCTACCAATGAGATTCGCTACACGGATGATGCGGGTTTACAATACTCAGGATTCTTTGATGAAGATGGTAATGGTAGGGTTCGTTTCTACACAGTCGTTGAGGGAGAGCGTTTTTATGTCAACACCAATATGGGGACTATTAACTATGCTACAGGTCTTGTGTCTCTTAGATCAGTTGTAATTGAACCGGGAGTCAACGAAACAGATATCAGATTCAGAGTTAAGATCGCCAGTGGTAGGGCAACCTCAAAAGAATTGTTTGTTTTGGCTTATGATAATACTTACTCACTTTCAAATAATGTAAATGTGTTTAATCAAAATGATCCCGCTGCTAGACCTGAGCCAGAAACGATTTTCGTGACCACGGGACCAAACACCGCCGTTCCAGTTGAGGCTGTCACTTTCACTGAAACGGGAGTGCCACAAGTATCCTCCTACGTTCCGTTGACAGGGGAAGGTAGTGGCACTTACACGCCGACCTCTACCACGCCCGCAACGACCGCCGTTGGGGATGTGTCTGCGTCTGTGACCCCCGAAATTCCGAGTGTCTCAGTGGTTCAGACTCCTAGTCCCTTGGGCGGCGGAGGTTATTAATGTCACTGTTTAGTCCCTTTCACTTACAAAACCTTGATGCATATCAAGCCGTACAGGGAGCAACCCTGTCCACGGACGAAGGGATTTCAAATCTTGTAACCTCTATTCTTCCAGATTATGTCGTTTCTGATCACCCGACATTTGTTGCATTTTTGAAAGCATACTTTGAGTATCTTGAGCAGGATGGCAACGCTAGATTTGCAGCATCAACCATTGATAAAAATATTGACGTTGATCAAACTCTTTCTGAGTTTCTTCAATATTTTAAGAAACAATATCTTTCTTCTTTTCCCGTCCAACTTGAGTCTGGAATGGATGAAAGATTTATTCTGAAAAAAATCAAAGACTACTATCAAGAAAAAGGTAGTCCAAGATCTATTGATCTTTTGTTTAGAATTTTGTTTGGAGTTTCTGCCGAGGTCGAACTCCCAAGAGAAAAACTTTTTGTCTTGTCCGAGTCTGATGTTGACACTAGACCCGAAATCACACTCAGTAATCTTAAAGGTATTGAAAACACCTTTGATAGCGAGTCTTACTCCATCAAACAAAGAGTGACAAAAGATCCGACTTCACCTGTAAGGGCATCAGCATTTCTTGATCAAATGCGAGTTATTCATAGAGCAGGAAGAAACTTTATCGTTGCAGACCTTTTGGATCTGGATGGTTCTTTTGATTACAATTTACCTGTTCAAATCTATGACTCAGCGGGAAATTTTCACGTTGAACAAATTATTCCCGTTTTTACCAAAATTGATGTACCCGTAGGTGGCACTGGTAAGGGTTT